TTGCCGCCAGGAAAATTGCTTAAATACAAATCCCATGTTTGCAATACCAGTGCCCGCCATTGCTCGGCCTCAGCCGCCATGCGCGCCGCAGAGATAGCCGCTTTGATCGTCGCGTCCTCTTCGGTATAGAGTGCTGCGCTTTCGGCGTCGATTGATCCACCCGCACGAAGGTGTAATTTCGCCTCGGTTAGGTGGAGCGGTTCGGCTGTTGGGCCTGTGCAAAGCCTCAGGGTCATGCTGCCTCAATCACATAAGTAAGATTGACATCGATATGTGTTGCCGTGCCAAGGTTGCTTCCTGCTGCCTGTTTCGAAACGTAAACTCCGGTATTCGCATCCATTGCTGCAAAACTGGCCCCATCTGCCAATACGGTAACATTGGCAGTGTCTGGTTTTACCACCGTTGACCGGGATAGTGCGGCGACAGCGGCAATAAACGGCCTGGCCGCACTACCACCCTGCGTGGTCACAATATCAACAGACGTCGCCGTTGCCGCATTACCGCCGATAGCAATCAGGGTGAGGTCAGTAATCCGGTATTTATAACCAGCGACAGCAGGAAGCAGAACAAGGCCGGCGTTAACCTCTGCCGTTGTCGCTCTGGTTCTCAGATTAAGGACAACTCCGGTTGCGATTGCCCCGGAAGCAACTGTCAGCTTTCCGCCGCTTTCAACGACCGTCTCTCCACCGGAGGCGATAGCTTGCCGATCTCCCCCGGTGTCTTTATAGATTTTGGTGATATTCATTTTGTCACCTTATGCCGTGGGGATATCAAGAGGATGGCCCTTGACGAGGGTAACTGAAATTTGAGTACCTGTTGAGTTGGCGTCAGCTTCGGCAAGGGTAAACTTCAACCATTTTTTCCCGCCCACGTAACCGATTTTGGTGATAGCCGCAACCTGCGCCGCTGTCGCCAGGGTAAACACAATTCCAGTGCCTTCCGCAGGTGTAGCGCCTTGAACGTCAGCAGCCTCTACTTCGGAGTAGGTTCCTGCAACATCAAAAACCGCTGAATCATCGGCGTGTTCAATTTTCAAGGTAATGGTTCCCGTATCCCCTACTGGTTTTGCAGCATTGTCGATGACAATTACGGCAGAGTTAAAACTGGCAAGGGACACCTCAACCGCGGCAGGGGATGCTGCATCGACAAGCAGCATAGGCGGTACAACTTTTACAAATTGGAGATGGCTATAAAGGTCTTTCATTTTACTACCTCAAATTAAAGGCGGGAGTTACCCCGCCGTTTGTCTTATGCCGCGATTTTCAGCGCTTTGATTGCCTCGTACATGACGATTCCGCCACCGACGCGCTTAGTGGTATAAAACTTCACATAAGGCTTCGAGGTGTAAGGGTCACGAAGGACGCGGATACCGAAACGGTCAACGATCAAGTAAGCCCGTTTGAAGTTACCGAACCAGATCGGGAAGGCGTTGGCTGCGATATTGTCCACATTGTCGTCGTACTCAATTGGTTTGCCGAGAAGGGTATCTGGAGTTCCTTCGATCAAACCGGGACGCCAAATGTAGTTGCCGTCACCGTCTTTCAGTTTGTCGATAGTCAGGAATGTAGAGTCATTCATGAGCCATGACGCGCCGGTGCGATATGCAGGTTTAAGGCTGTGCTTCAAGTTCTTCAAAGCATCAGGGTTGTTAAGCAGGGTGGCGTGTCCACCGGCAGTAAAGCCGATCTTGCCCCAGGCATAAGAGGCATTTGCAACCATAGGATATGCTTTCAAGCCTTTCGGTTGACCGACTCCGTTACCGTTTAAAAAGGCATCAGCCTCTTGCTCGTTAAACTCGATAGAAACCTCATCACCAAGCCATGAAGCAATATCAACACGTGCATCGTCGAGCAAGGCCTGAGTCGCCGCAGGCATTGCATAAATTTCCTTAGTGTTGATGGCAATTTCTTTCAGGGTTGGTGTGTCGGTTTCGTCCCTGGCGGATTTTTCTTCAACCCATCCTGAAGCTGCCCCGCCCATGTTGACCAGTTTTTTGTAAGTGTCTGTGCCGATACCACGAACGGTACATATCCGGCGCATAGCCGAAACAGTGCGCGCAATACCGTCAATGGTTGCATCCATCTCTTCAGGGACCAGAAAGCCGCCGTCAGGGTCAGATAGAGTGGAAAGACCGGCTTTGATTTCCAGATCACGGAGTCCGGCTTCAGCACCTTTGCGGAAAAACTTGTCAAAGGCCGCTTTGTGCTCTTTTTTTGCCGGGCCAACCTGGCCGCCGCCGCCTTGGAACTGGTTACGGGCTACAGCCGTTTCAATAGCCTCAAGTTGTGCTTTCATTTTCACAACATCGAGCAATTCAGCGTTGATTTTGTCAACCTTTTCAGCCAACAGAGGGTCAGCGTTGCCTTTTGCCTCAATTTCTTTGAGTCGGTTATCGTTCTCAACTTTAAACTCGTTGAAAGCTTTATGCAGTTCGCTGATAACGGCTTTTGGGTCAACTTCTGCGCGGACAGCCATGATTCCGCGTTTTGAGTATGTTTTCATTTTTTAAATCCTTTTATAAATTCAGTTAGGTTTAGTAGTTCATGAATGTCAGCGCTTGGCGTGACAGTGGCAGCGTTCGGAGTACCCTTTATCTCTTTAATCAAAGACCTCCTCTCGGAACGAGGAAGCCCTTGTTTTGCAAGCAGTGTGTCTATTTTTTTTACAGCAGCATTTGACTTATCTACACCAGCATCAAACACGACATCATCGGCAGACAAAAGACCTGTGGCAAAGCCGGAATCAACAGCTGCTTGGCCACTCATCCATGTTTCATCGTCCATCATTTTGGCCGCTTTTGCTTTGGTGATACCGGCAGCATCGGCGTAAAGATCGGCCATTACTCCGTCAAACTCATCAAGGGTGTCTGCCGCGTCTCGCAGATCATGCCGATTACCTATAGCAAAAACCCAGGCATTGTGAATCATCAAGAAACCTGTCTTGGCTACCTGAATATCGTCCCCGGACATGGCAATCAATGAAGCGGCAGAGGCTGCAAGCCCAACTACCTTGACAGTTACCTTGTGTGGGTGTTCGCGGAGAAGGTTGTATATTGCAATACCTTCAAAAAAATCACCGCCAGGCGAGTTAAGAGAAACAGTTATGTCTTTTGACCCTATAGCCCTAAGCGCCGCAGCAACTCTTTTAGCCGTTACGCCTTCCGACCACCCATCAGAGCCTATTGCGTCGTACATGGTAATAGTCGCATCATCAGAAGCAGCCGAAATAAGAGAGCTATCCCACTTCGACATGGCGTCGGAAGGAGCATCCCACCTAACGCCAGCAGGGGCCGCCTTTGCGTTAATTTTCGGGAGTTTTTTTAGGCTCATCTTTGCTTTCCTTTATGGAACTGGTTCGGGTCCGGTATTCGTCGCCGCCTTCATATGGATTCATTTCTAGCATTTCACGCACATCATTAGGGCTGTAAATTTCGGTATTAACGCCAATCTGAAAAGCCTCCATTTGCTCCTTAAATGAGCCACGGAGGAGTGCTTTCGGCTCAAATTTAGCGTAATATGTCTTTTTTTCTTCCGGGTTAAGCAGATCCCGGTAAATTGCCTGCTCTATATTGACGACATATGGCATCAGGGCATATTGAACGAAAGCTATAGAAAACTGCTCAGAACTGGCAAAAGTGGCTGTTTTATCCTCAGAAGTCATAATTGACAGAGGAATTGTGAAGAAAAGGTCCACTATCTGTCGATGTTGGAACCGTCTGGCCTCAAGAAACTGAGAATCGACAGAAGTCATTCCCATTTTTGTCCATGTAACGCCGTTTTCAAGCAATGCGGCCTTGTGTGCGTTTTCAACTGAGCTGTATTTATCGTTGAAATCATCAACGAAATCTTGAGCCTTTTGTCGATCTTTGAAGAACTGACCGGGAGGCATGGTCAAAACGCCGCCGATATTCGTTCCGTGGCTGAATAGCTTGGCTCCGTGCTTCTCTGTTGCCAGCTCAAGTCCGATGCTTTCCCGCGCATACTGGATAGGATTCAGGCCCATAATTCCGTCCAGAGTCAGGCCGCGAAGGTGCATTATTCTGTTGCCGGGAATAAGGTCAATCGTGCCGCCGCCTGGATTACCTACGCCGTTGCCGCCCGTGGTGTCGGTATTTGGCCGCAAGACCTTATAAAACAAACCATAGTCAGGTGTTTGGATAACTTCCTGAACCGCGCCAATAGCGAGGGGAATAAGTTCTTTTACTTCACGCCCCGGTAAGCCAGCTTTTAAGGCAAAAAAGTTACCCCGAAGATCAAGGCAGGCAGAGGCCATGCCCCAAAACTCGGCGGGGGTCATCCATGCATTAGGCTGGTCGTGCAAAATTCGATAAATGTTATGGTCTGTGGCTTTTTCTATCTTATTGCCGGTCCTTCGCATCAAATGACAAGGCATCATCTTCAGGCCGTTGCTTTTAGCCTTAACGCAGGTATGAACAGACATCGCCTGAAGTGCTGAATCGGTATTTACCGGAATACCTGTGGAGGTAGCGCCGCCGCCGTAATACGTGGAAAGGGTTTTTGACAATTCCTGCGAGGTCATGGCAAAAGGTCGCGCTATTCTACCGATAAGGCTCAAGCGCTTACCTCATTTCTGCCAAGGCGCACACCTGCTACAATCAACAAAGCACCGCACACGGAGAATGACACCCAAGGTTGAAACAAAAAAAGGCCGTACCCAAGAAGGGAAAGGCCGGATATGGATATAAGATCAGGAAGGATTTTCAATTATTGCCCGTGCATAGTTGATTTTCGCGCTAAAAATCTACTTACTGCAACCAAATTGTCGCGCAACAAAAATGTTGCACTTTCAGGCAGAGTACATCATTTAAAAAATAAATGCAATTTTTTATTTCATTAAGAGATTAGAGAGAGGGTTTCGTAGATGTTCCCGGTGTTTCGAGGCTCCGGATTAAGCACCATCAGAGCGACAGCACCGAAAAGAGCAATAACCGGGTCAATTTTCCCGGTTCCGCTTGCCGCTTTTGTGACGAGTATTGCATTGCCTTTCGGCTCGACTTTGGCATTACTTACGCACCAATCCATGAGCTTTAGACCGCCATGGTGCAATTTACCGGCTGCAAGCTTGCGCTCTGTGTCTTTGATTGATGACGTGAGCCGCCAGCCTTGAGACACGCCTATTATTCGGTCATCTTCGAAGCCGAGAAGTTTCAATTTGTTTACAACGTCGGCTATTCCGGAAGGGTCAACGCCGATTCTTTCCAGTAATCCGCAGTTTTCGCACAGCATGACGATTGCGCAAAACTCGTCTACATCTTGGCCGATATGATCGACGATAACCATCTCGCCGGCTTCGTGAAATTCCGTGTATTTTGTCGCCTCTGACTTTCTTCTTTCTAGGGCTATCGGGTGAATCCACGCCCTGAAAAAAGCAAGCCATAAATCGGGATCGTCCTTATCTCTGCCAAGAACACACATCCCCAAAAGGTCGTCAAGTCCTCCACCATCTCCGCCGATAGTTATTACATCACAGCGCCTAAATATTTCATCAAGAGTCACAAGGCGAACATTTGCCCTCCAGAAGTCTGCGCCAACCCATTGCTGCGACCTCATAACCATGCCGACTTCAACATTGAGATGCTTCGCCATGAAACCACAAAGGGATTCTTCACCGTCCTCAACAGCGGTTCTGTATTTTCGCTCAATGAAAGGAATATCTACAGATACGCCGAGGTTCGGATTTGTTATGTAGAAATTCTTAGGATCTTTGTACGCTTCATCTTTGACCATCTGTGGTGGAAATTCGTACAAGATAGGCATAAAGGCAGGATCGTGTATTTTCCCATCACGAACACCACGGGCGTATTGTAATTTTTTCCGGAAAACTCCGGCGGGAGCCTTGTCTGATTGAGTGGTGAGGTAGATCGTAAAACCTTCCGGCCTTGATGCTTGACCTCCGGTTGCTTCAGCCAGCATGTTTTCTGCGTTCGGCTTGTCTCCAAACAACCACAATTCATCGATCAATACGCCGGTTGCTTTTTTCCCGGAAACCGTGTCTTTGTCGGCTGCAACCACTTTTAAAACAGTTCCATTATCCCTGTGGGTGATCGTCCTTAAATGGTCCTGGACGTGAAACATTGCGTCAAGATCTTCATCGAGCTTTACCATCCATCGGGCTGGAGTGTATGAATTTCCTGCTACCTCGATAGTAGG